ATGACAAGTGGATGGTAGGTGACCCTCAAAGCACCAATATTGGGTATCTGGTGCAAGACATTGGAAGTCACTGGGGACAACAGGTGCGATGGGAGTTTGGCACGCTGATCGTCTATAACGAAAGCAATGGTGCATTATTCAGCGAATTGGAATTGGTCAGTCTGACAGGTAGCGTTGTTCTAGGCAAGAATCCACAAATCAGCACCAGTTACTCGCTTGATGGACAAAGTTATTCGCAAGAAAAGTTTATCTCCGTTGGCACGATTGGAAACCGCAAGAAGCGTTTAGCTTGGTTTCAGCAGGGTCACATGAGGAACTGGCGCATACAGCGCTTCCGTGGCGATAGCGATGCCCATGTGTCTTACGTTCGCCTTGAGGCGCAGATTGAAGCATTGGCATACTGATGGCAACCGCACCAGTCTCCCGCAAACTGAACCTGACCCGTGACCAGCTTGCTACATTCCTGACTGACCAACAGCAAATCAGGCAGTTTGAATTATTGTTTTCTACGGTTGATACTTTGCAAGTCATTGTCGGGACTGACTTTGAGTTTCAAGCAGACAATGCGGCGGCGGGGGCAAATTCAGCATTAGCGCAGATCATTGCCTTAGCGCAAGAGACTGAAATCAATGATGCGGCATTGGGCGCAAAAGCACAGGACGCACTTGATAGGATTGCATTGCTGGCGCAAGAAACTGCGGTAACTGTGGCATTGGCTGAAAGTAAAGCAAATCAGGCTTTGGCATTGGTGGATAAACTGAATAAAGCCGTAGAAGGTTTGCAGATGACCCCACCACCACGGGAGTTCAAACGAGCAAGATATGGGTCGTTTTACGACACCACTACTCAAACAGCAACAGTTATTAACACAGCCACAGCCATCACATTCAACACCACAGACCTGAGCAATGGCGTGTTCATTGGCTCGCCCACCTCTCGCATCATTGTGGACAGCGAAGGCATTTACAACTTTGACACATCGTTTCAGTTGGATAAGACCAGTGGCGGCACTGCAGAGTTTTACTTTTGGTTCAGGCTCAACGGCGTGGATGTAACAGACAGCGCAAGCCAGATCAGGGTTCAGGGCAACAACGCTGAGATTTTCTCGTCGCTAAATTACTTTTTTGACCTCAAGGCCAACGATTATGTCGAGCTGATGTTTTCGGTCACCAGCCTCAGCGTTGAGGTTGCCGCATTTGCAGCCTCTGCCCCACATCCAGGCATTCCGTCCATAATTCTCACAGTCAACAATAACATCGGAGGTGTCCAATGACAGTTACAGTAAAAGTGCTAATCCCTGCAAAACAAGCAGAGAACAGCCAAACCACCCAATACACCGCAACAAATGTCAAAGCAATTATTGACAAGTTCACGGTGACCAACACCAGTGCCAACAATGTGACTTTCAGTTGCAATTTGGTCACTGTTTCTGGGTCAGCAGGGGCATCGAACTTGATTATTGACACACGAACTATCGTGCCTGATGAGACTTATACCTGCCCTGAACTGGTGGGTCAGGCATTAGACGTTGGTGGTTTTATTTCCACAATCGCAGGGACGGCAACATCCCTAACCATCCGAGCATCAGGTCGAGAAATTTCATAAGGAGCGCACAGCATGAAAGAATTTATGGTTATCCCACGGGGCTTTAATGGCTTGCCGATGGAAGAAGAATTTTTGACCAATGCCCAAAATAAAAAGAACTATGCGGTTGCGGTGGCTGATTGGAACTATGGCCCTGAAATGCCTACCAATGAAGCTGGCGCAAACAAGGAGTTCTACGCAGGACTGGCAGAGGCTATGCAATGCGATGAAAAAGACGCACGGCGCAAGCATTGCTCAAACTGCGAGTATTACGACAATAGCTTTATGACCCAAGTTCGGATTGAGCGCATTCCAATGGCGACTTATGACAAGGGCGCAGGGTTCAGAGGTCACTGCGAAAAGCTGGACTTTATCTGCAACGATATGCGCGTTTGTCAGGCTTGGGAAGATGAAGAAGAAGAGGATTGACCTTTTGTCAAATTGTGCGAAAATTCAGTCGCTGAGTTCTGGCATCCAGCGGCCTGCCCTGTATAGGAGTTGTGCATGACCGATGGACTGCGAGAGAACCTGACCAAGGTTTTTATGCTTCCCCAACCAGCCGTTGAGTGGTTGGTAATGGTCTATGACGCAATCCAAGTCTTTGATGACGTAGCAGATGGCGACCCAGTAGCACGAGAAGACCTGAATGCGACCATTTGGAACACACTGGTGGGTATGCACCAGAACACATTTTTTATCGGCAACAGCAACCATTTAACGCCCTTGCTGGCGACAATGATTCTCAAGTGGCAAGCCTCGGACACGGCAGAGCGCAATAAACAAGCGGATGCTAAGTCTTTCATGTGGCGAGCTGGGTATTACGATTTGATTTTGATGGCGGTCTCGCTGGTGCATGGGGCTGGTTTCGCTACCAAGCACGGTCATCATGTGATGGCTTTGTATGGCGAAACGCTAGAAGATTATCTAAAGGAGTTTGGTGATGCCTGATCTTATGATGGGTCTACAAGTTGGCGCATCCCTGCTTGGTAGTTCAATGCAGGCAGATGCCGCAAGTTCTGCGGCTGCCGCGCAAACTCAAGCTGCTGAAGCTGGTATTGCAGAACAACGCAGACAGTTTGATGCGTTGCAAGCCTTATTAAAACCTTACACCGAGGTGGGTGTACCTGCTTTAGAAGCACAGCAAGCGTTTCTTGGCATGAAGGGGCCAGAGGCGGAGCAAGCCGCTATTGAGCGCATTCGTGGCGGTGAGACTTTCCAAACACTTGCACAGCAGGGTGAGGAAGCATTACTGCAACGGGCATCAGCCACTGGTGGTTTGAGGGGTGGCAATATTCAGGGCGCATTGGCTCAATTCAGGCCAGAATTACTGTCTAGCTTAATTGAACAGCAGTATGGGCGATTAGGTGGCTTGGCAAAAATTGGTCAATCATCAGCCGCAGGCGTTGGTGCAAGCGGCATGGAATCAGGAACAAACATTGCCAACTTGTTGGCCCAACAGGGTGCGGCACGAGCTGGCGGTATTCGTGGCGAAGCCACTGCTTATGGCAAATTATTGAATGCACCTTTCCAGTTGGCTGGATTTCAATCAGGCCGTGCTGGGTTAATTGATGCAGATAATTTTGACCCATTCGGCATGATTCCAAAGGGGATGATTTTCTAATGGCAACAATTAGCGCAAACCTACCACAACCAATAGATTATTCTATTGACGTAAAAATGCCGTTTGAAGCCTCTTTGGAGGGCTTTAAATTAGGTGCAGAGCAGGCAACGATTCGGGATGCACAGCAGAAGCGTTTGCTTGAACAGCAAGCAATGCAACAAACACAAGCACGGCAAGCTGAACTCGGTACAAGACTCAAAAGTTTTTATAACAAAAAACCAGAGGAAAGAAACTTTGAGGAAATTGAGCAGTTATTTTCATTTGCAGGAAACAAAGACCAGCTAGATGCCTTGAAGTTAATGGCTGAAGGTACGGATAAAAGACGACTTGATGCTGATAAGCGGTTTTATGCTCAAGTCATGCTTGGCTTAGAATCAGAGCCAACTGTTGCATATAAGTTATTAGATGACAAGATTTTGGCAGAAAAAAACCCAGCTCAAAAAGCGGCATTGGAAACAATTAAAAGAACTGCTGAAACTGTCAACCCAGCCGCCGCAGTGAATTTGATTGAACCATATACAGCCTCAATATTTGGAAAAGACTGGTATGCAGGTTTGAAAGATGCCCGTGTTGAAAGACGAGCACAAGACCTTGCACCATCTGCACTACAAAAATCAATTGCTGATGCTGATAAAGCCGTGGCTGATGCTACAACTGCACAAGCCACAGCCAAAAACGCAGATGAAAAAGCCGCCGCTGATGCTGCAAAAGCCACGGCGGAGGCACAACAAGCAGAAGTTAAAGCTAAATATGAAGAACGAGAACGACTTGCCGCGCTTGAGAAAAGTAATTGGGATGTCAAAAACCTGAAAAGCCAGATAAATGATAGATCACAACAACTTAATTTAAGAAGTCAAGAAGTTGCCGCAACTGTTGCTGAAAAATTGGCCTCTGCTGGCGCAAAATTAAATGAAGTTCCTGCGGATACAAAAAAACTTATAAATGAATCCGCCGTTGCAGCGGCAACATCTAAACAATCTGCTGGTCAATTTAATGACTTGGCAAAACGCCTTGAAGCAGAGGGTGGTGGCTATGGTATTTTTTCAAGTGCATCAGACTATCTTAAAAAAGGTGTAGGCTTTCAGGGCGGCATGACTCAATTGCGCCAAGAATACATACGGCTGAGAAACACAGCGGCCATAAAATCCTTACCACCAGGCCCAGCAACCGACAGAGATATTGCATTGGCT